GGCCGGGGGAGGTCGGTCCAGCCACCGGCGCCGCCGGTGAGCTCGACGTCGCCGATCACGTCGAAGGTGACCGTGCCGCCGCGGCCGCCGCCCTGCAGGCGGATCTGCAGCTGTGTCACTTGCGGGCCACCTGGCCCTTGACGTCGTTCACGACGGCCTCGGCGAGGACCTTGCCGTTGGGCAGGACCACCTGCACGACGGTCGGTCGGCCACCGAAGGCGCCACCACCGGCGCCGGGGTCGTAGTCGGGGAGGTCCCACGGCTCGGCCGAGCTGCGGCCGGCGTCGCCGCCGGTCGAGACGAGCGTGCGGGGGTTGGCCTGCAGGCGGGGGGTCGGTGCCGGGGTGGCCTGGGAGGCCTGACCCTGGGCGACCATGCCGCCGAGCTCGCCGTAGGTGCTGGTCTGCAGGGGGGAGCGCTGGACCCGCACGGTGATGTCGACCGACCCCTCGCGGCGCCGCGCGAGGTCGTCGACCTTGTTCTGGGCGTCGCGGAGCTTGTCGCCGACGGCGTCGAGCTTTCCGATGGTGGAGTTCCCGAAGTCGCGGAACGCGTCGCGGGCTCTGCCGATCTTCCCGCCCAGGCCGGGCACCCAGCCGAGCCCCTTGTCCGCGGCAGCGAGGATCCCGTCGAAGGTGGCGAACGCCGCCTTGAGCAGCCAGGTGAAGGCCTGGATGCCGAACCGGGCCATCGTGAGCCACGCCTTGGCGAGCACCAGGAAGTAGCTGACCAGCGCGCCGCCGATGAACTTGCCGAAGGGCTTGAGCACGCCGTTCCAGAGCCCGTCGATCATGCCGCGGAAGGTGTCGGACTTCCTGTAGAGCAGCACGAACCCGGCTGCGAGTAGCGCTACGCCGGCGATGACCAGGCCGATGGGGTTCGCGTTCATGGCTGCGGTGAGCAGCCAGGTGGCCGCAGCGTGAGCCTTCGTCGCCGCGGCGACCGCGAGCGTCGCCACACGCTGGGCGGTCATGGTGACGATCGACCGTGCGCGGGCCACGATGCCGCCGGACTGCGCGGTGGTGTTCGCGGCCGTGGCCACGGTCTCGGTGGCGGTCGCCGCGGTGACGCCAGCCCGGGACGCGACGAGCTGCTGGTTCGACTTCGTCAGGGCCCGGTTGGAGGCGATCTCCGCGATCTTCATTGGCAGCGACGCGGCGAGCACGACGTTGGCGGCCAGCTGGGAGGCCTTGAGCCCGGCGTACCCGATCGCCAGCACCGGCATGGCCTTGGCGAGCAGGTCGGTGTGGTCGGCGAGGAACCCGGTGACAACGTTCGCGACCGACAGGGCGTCGCTGAGCCCCGGCAGCTGGGCGCCGGCTGCGGCGACCGCAGGACCGAGCCGCTCGACGTTGGTGGTGAGCTCGCCGATCTGGGCGTCGCCGCCGCCGGCGCGGAAGCTGTGGATCTTCCCGACGAGGGTGTCCCAGTAGCCGCTGACGGTCGAGAGGACGGCAGGGGCCCGATCGACGTAGCCCATGAACGTGGACCACTTGCCCTGGGCGGTCTGCAGCGCGTTGGGCAGCCGGCGCGACAGCTGCTTGCCCCACCGCTCGAACCGTGTCGAGACGACCGCGGCCTTCGACTCGAGGCTCGGCAGCCGACGCTCGAGCATCGCGATCGCGCGCGACCCGATGGCGTTCATGCCGCGGAACGCGCCGGTCGCCGCGGTGGTCAGGGGCCCGCCGAGCATGGTGAGGAACGTCTTGGCCTGGCCGCTGGCCTTGCGCTGCTGGTTGGCGAAGCCGCCGGAGGTGCGCGCGAGGTCGCCCTGGGCGTCGCCGAGGCTCTCCATGATGAGCGCCTGGCGGACCATCACCTTCTGCTGCTCGGTGAGGGTGCCGGTCAGCCCCATCGTGGCGGCCTTGGCCTTCATCGTGGCGTCGGAGATGAAGATGCCGAACTGGCGCAGCGGCTCGGCCTCGCCGGACAGACCGGACTGCAGCGCCTGGAACGTCTCGCCCGGGTCGGTGTTGTAGAAGCTCGACAGGTCGAGCCCGGCGCGGGTGAGCGAGGTGGAGAACCCGGGGAGGTCCTTGTTCGCGATCCCGGCGGCCTTCCCGAAGACGCCGAACTGGCGGGTCGCGTCCTGCAGCTCGGGGTTGTAGAGCCCGAAGCTGCTGGTCAGGCCGTCGAGGTTGCGCTGCACACGGCCGGCGGCGGGCCCGAAGACGGTGTCGAACGCCGACGCTGTCTCCCGGGCGTCGCCGGCGAGGCTGATCGCCCCACCGCCGGCGGCGATCGCGCCGGCGGTGATGAGCCCGAGCCCGGTCGCTCCGATCCGGCCGGCGGTGAGCAGGCCTCGCCCGATCGACCCGGCGAGCAGGCCGCTCTCGCTGCGGATCGCGGCCAGGCCGCGCGCGAACCGCCGATCGCTGGCCCGGTCGAGACCGCGGGCGGCGGTTCGGCCGGCGTCGCCGACGTCCCGGCCGGCGTCGGCGACACCGTCGAGCTCGTCCTTGACCTCCCGCACGCCCTGCACGGCCTGGCGACGCTGCTGCAGCGTGAACCGGAGCCCGACGTCCTGAACGGCCACCAGATCACCCCCTCGAAGCGCTCGCGGCGCGGTAGACGGTCTTGACGAGTTGCCGGATCAGCGGCGCGAGGGCCTTCGCGGTCTGGCCCGCGGTGTAGTCCGCGATCCCCTTCTGACGGTCGAGGGAGATCTCGTCGGCGGCCTGGACGATCGCGACCAGGGTGTTCCAGTCGTGGCTCTCAGCGGCGAGCAGGCCGAGTGGGTCCCCGACGCCGAGCATGAGCGCGAGCGCGGCCGTCTTGACGGCCGGCTCGCTGCTCAGTTTCCCGCTGCGCGCTCCTCGACGACCTCGAGGCTGTAGCCGGACCACTGCTGCAGGGTCTGCGACGTCCGGTTGACGTCGCCGTCGGTGAAGAACAGTCCGCGTACGACCGCGACCGCAGACACGCCGGTCGGCAGGCCGAGGGCGTCGGCCAGGTCGTCGTCGAACCGGGGCCAGGTCTCGGGGTCGCTCTCGGGGTCGGTGAAGACACCGAGGCAGCACTCGGCGAGCAGTTTCGCGTTGGCCACGACCTGCCGCTCGGGGTCCTTGGACTTGTCGAACTCCTTGTTGATCCGGGTCGCGCGCCCGTCGTCGACGGGCTTGTAGCGCACGAAGAGCTCCGGGTCCTCGTACCTGGGCACGGGCAGGTCGATCCAGAGCTTCTCGAGCTTCTCCTCGCGCTGCTTCCGGATCGCGGCCAGGGCGCTGCTCGGTGCCGCCTCGCGGGCGCCGGCGGCCGCGGTCGCGTCGTCGGCGCTCATGCGCGCTCGCTGGTGGTCATGACGAGCTCGAGCATCTTGCCGTCGTTGGAGCCGGCGTCGGAGTCGCCGCCGTTCACCGACTGCAGGGTGCCGGTGAAGATCGTCGGCTTGCCGTACGGCGAGCCGTTCTCGTCGAGCGGCTGGTCGCTGACGATCATGTCGGCCCGGCCGGTGACGGTGTGGAGCCACCGCTCCTGCTCGAGGTCGCGCTCGCGCTCCCACTCGCGGGTGACGGTGACGTCGCCGACGGAGGAGAGCCCCTTGCGGACCTTCTCCTTCATCATCCCGCCGGGCCGGTACTTCGCGATCTCGGCCGAGGTCTCGCCGCCGGTGCGGGTCTGGAACATGCCGAGCGCAACGCCCGCGACGGTCACGGTCACGAGGCTCTGCTGCTGACTGGTCATCGTGGTCTCCTGGTCGGTCCGGGTCAGGCCGCGTCGACCGCGGAGGTCACCACGTCGATGACGACCTTCTCGGTGTGCGGGGTGAGCTTGACCGCGACGGCTGCGTGGAGCTCGCCGGCCGCGATCGTGGTCGGGGTGTTGACCGCCTGAACGTCGACGTCGAACGCGTCGTCGGCGGTGTCGCCGAACAGGGCTCCGGCGGAGTAGAGCGGTGCGAGGTAGCCGCGCAGGGCGCCCTCGAGCTCGGCGAAGAGCAGACCCTGGGCGTCGATCTGGCGGAACAGGTAGCGGTCGGCGGCGGCGAAGATGCCGGTGCCGAGCTGCATCATGAACCGGCCGACGTTGAGCTGACGGAACCGGCTGTCGGAGGACACCGAGCGCCACCCGTAGAGCGTGGGGACGCCGCGGATCGGACGGATGACGGAGACGCCGGCGTCGTGGAGGGTGTCGAGCTCGGCGTTCGTGTAGAGCATCGTGGGCGTGTTGCCGGCGATCTCGCCGGCGCCGCGGCCCTGGTCGCCGGCGGGGGCGTTGTTGGCGTGGCCTGCGGCTGCGTCGCCGGCGGCCGCGCGGCCGGCTGCGAGCACCGAGCCGGGGGTGTCGATGGTGGTGCCGGCCGGGCCGGGCATCGTCACCCACGGGGCGATGAACCCGGCACGTGCTGCGCCCTGGGAGGCCGCGAGCCCGAGCGCCGCGGTGGACGCGGCGGAGGCGGTGACGTTGCTGGCGCCGTCGAGCAGGACGCAGCGACCGGTGGCCGCGGAATGCGCGAGCAGCGCAGCGTAGGCCGCCGCGGTGTTGACCCCGGGGATGAGGACCTGGCCGGCGCCGTACTCGTCGGAGAACTTCACGAGCCCGGCCTGCCACTCGGGCTGCGTCACGGCTGCGACGTTGGCGGCCTCGGCGCGCAGGAGGATCACCTCGGGTGCGCCGGCGGCCAGGCAGTAGCCGACCCAGGCCGCGATCGTCGCCGGTGCGCCGGAGGTGGTGGCGTCGGCCGAGGTGCGGCAGCGGGTCGGGGTGATGGCGCCGGTGGCGGCCGCGTAGAGCAGGAACGCGGTGCCGGTGGCGGTGGGAGCGCCGCGGCGCGCGAGCGCCGCGGCGACGTTGACGACGATCTGCGGTCGGGGCATGGGCTGGTCTCTTCCTTCTACGGGCGGACGGTGATGGACGTGGTCGGGGTCGACAGGCTCGGCCGCGTCGTGGCGGCCTGCAGGTCGGCGACGTCGCGGAGGGTGACGTCGAAGGCGACGGCGCAGCCGCCGAGCGTGCGGGCGACCTTCGCCTGCGGCAGCTGGCGGTACTCCTCGCCGCGCCACATGAGGTCGGTGGCGATGCCGCCGAGGGTCGGGTGCTCGAGGAGGGTGACGCGCAGGACGGCGGCCCAGCGGCGTGCGCGTCGCTGGGTCTCACGGAACGAGCCGCCGCGGTCGTAGATCCCGGCCACGAGCCGCCAGGTGCCGTCGTACGTCGTGCGGCCCTTCCGGGTGGGCGCCTCGACGAGGCCGGGGCTGGTGATCGCCCCGGCGGGGAAGTCCGCGGCCTGCAGCGCCTCCCAGTCGGGGATCTGCTCCCAGGTGGCGACCTCCTCGAGCTCGCGCCAGGACGGGTCGGCGTGCTCGCCCTCAAGGTCGACGAGCTGCTGCAGCACGACGGGCAGGTGCTCACGCAGGGTGAGCTCGGCGGCGACGCACAGGTCGTCCGCGGTGATGATCGGGGGCCTGCTCACCCGACACCGCCGATGAGGCCGTCGAGCAGGTCTTCGCCCCAGCCGCGCACGACGCTGGGGGACGGCTCGGGTGCGGGGTCGCGGACGGGTGCGCCACGGACGCCGCGCTGGGCCATGATCGCGGCGACGTCGTTGGTGGTGACCGACACGGACTCGCCGGCGATGCGGTAGCGACCGCTCAGCGCGTCGAGGAGACCGCCGGTGTCGACGAGCACCCGGGTGCTGCCCTTCTCGGCGACGGTGTCCGGATCGAGAGCGGCCCAGGTCCCGCCGCCACGGGTGGCGAACATGAGCCGCTCGTGCTCGAGCACCTTCTCGCCGAAGAAGGCGAGCAGCCGGTCGGGGTTGTCGAGCCCGTCGAGGAGCCCGCCGAACATGCGGTCTGCGTCGACCAGGTCGACGTCGACGTCGATCACAGTGTGTACCCCGGGCCGAGCCAGCCACGCGAGAGCGGACGGTCGGGGATGAGCCCGTCGAGGTCGGGCAGCGGGTCGGGGAACGAGCCCAGCGGCAGCAGCACGTTCGCGGGGAGCGCACCCTCCTCGCCGGACGCGGGGAGGCCGCGCAGCTGCGCGAGGACGGCGAGGTACTTGCGCTGCAGGATTGACGACCCGGTGCTGCCCTGGTCGTCGTCGAGGACCTGCTCGGGCGCGATCGACTCATCTACGAAGGCCGCCACGCCGAGGGTGATGGCCCACTCCGCGAGGTCGCGCACGGTGCCGGCCGGCGGGTTGGCGCCCACGATGGAGATCACTTCGGTGGCGACGCCCTTGAGGATGCCGAGGTACTTCGGGTCGTCGTCGCGGATGAACGACGTCGACCGGGAGACGAGCAGGTGCCGGACGTCCTCGATGTCGATGCTGTCGATGAGCTTCGTGGTCGTCACGGCACCTGCCCTCCTCTCTCAGCCCTGGTCGCTGCCGGACACGGATCGGCGCGACGCGGCGGCGGCCGCGGGTGCGGGTGCCTTGTCCGCCGACGACTCTCCGACGACGCCCTGGCCGGTCAGGACCGCGACGTGCTCGGCCTTCGCGTCGGCCGGGAGCGGCTGGCCGCCCTCGACCTCCACGACGCCCTGCTCGGTCTCGACGTACGCCAGGGGTGCGAGCACGATGGGCCCGGTCACGAGGACCCGCCGCCGCGGCGGCCCGAGCCGCCGCCCGTGCTCGGGCCGCTGGCGGCCGCCTTGGCGTCGGCCTCGGCCTTTGCCTGGGCGTCCCTGGCGGCCTTGACGGCCGCCTCGGCCTTCGCCTGCGCCTCCTCGGCCGCCTTGACCTTCGCCTCGGCGTCGGCGGCCGCGGCGGCCTGCTGCTGCAGGTCACGAACGGCGGCGACGAGGTCCTCGGACGTGGCGCCCTCGGCGACGACGCCCTGGGTGACGAGCGCCTGCAGCTCGGCCTCGGCGATCACCAGCGACGTCGGGTCGGACGGGGTGAGCTCGACGACGCTCCCGTCGGCCTGCACGGCGTGGGTCGGGTTCTCCGGGTCGTACGGCAGCACCGCGCCGGCGAGCACGAGCCGGCGGGCGTCGTCGACGTTGAGGTCGAGGACCTCGCCGCGGCGGTGCCGCTTGAAGTCGAACGGCTGCCCGGGCTTGGAGAGGTGCTCGTCCCAGAACTCCGCGACCAGCAGGTAGGTGCCGGCCTTGATGTCGTTGACGTCGGTCACGGAGTCACCACCCCGGTGATCCAGCACGCGGCGAGCGGCTGGTCGGCGCCGAGGACGCGCTTGGCGGTGGTGTCGGAGCGCCACGACTCGGTCGGGCCGCCGTTCGGGCCGTTGCCCTCGGGGTAGAGCCCGGTGGACTGCAGCGCGCGGGTGTCGGAGTAGAAGCCGACGGTGCCGCGCTCGGCGACCAGAACCCGGTCCTTGGGCCAGAACGGCGCCGCGATGGCGTCCATGCCCTTGATCTGGCGGGGCAGCTTGCCGGTGTAGCGGATGTCCTCGGAGACCAGCGCGTCCTTGTCGTACAGGCTGGTGAAGTTGTCGTTGTCGCCGAGGACCGGGACCAGCGAGCGGGCCATGCCGATGCCGTTGGCCTCGAACTGGAACTCGTCCTCGTTGCCCGTGACCCCGGAGACGTTCGCCGAGGCGACCTTCTCCTGGGCGTTGGCGATGTCGCGGCCCGGGCGGCCGGTCGAGGTGTCCCACGCCGCGCCGGCCGGGATGGTCGGGATGGCGGGGTTCATCAGGAGCGCTCGGAGGGCGCGGACGCGGGACCGGATGAAGGTGTTCACCACCTGCTTGATCTGGTCCTGGACCTCCATGAGGCGGCCCTCGTCGATCATGTCCTTCGAGACCCGGACGCCGAGGCCCTTGCGGGTGCCGACGGCGATCATCGGGATGCCGGTGGCGCCGGCGACGACGGGGATCTCCTCGAACTCGACCAGGTCGGCGATCTCGGAGTCGAGGAACAGCGGCCGCGACTGGCGGAAGCCGACCATGCCGTTGACGTTGGGTCCGGCGTTGCGGAGGAAGAACTCCTCGGGGAACGCGCCGGTCAGCATCTCGATGACCTTGGTGGGGATCCACATGGGGTTCCCCTTGATGTCCGAGACGGTGATCTGACCGCCGTCGTTGACGCTGACGATCTGCTGGGTCGCCATGTGTCAGTGCACCTCCATCTGGCCGACGGTGTTGGCCGTGGTGACGCCGGCGGGCTCGATGCACACGCCGACGACGAGCTGGGCGTCGTCCCCGTCGGCGACGGGGGTGACGGTGCCGTTCGCGGCGGCCTTGAGCTTCTGCCCGAAGGTCGCGGTGGCGGCGTACTTCACGGGCACCTCGTCGCCGCGGGACGCGAGTCCGACGCGGTTCGGGAGGGGGGCGGCGTTCAGGATGCCGTTGACGGGCGCGGCGTTGAACGCGGAGGCGGGTACGGCGTCGGCGATCGCGACACCGAGGACGCGCTTGCTGCCGGCGGCGGCGACACCGACCTTGGAGGCGGCGCGGCCCTCGACGAGCTGGCCGCCGACGATGGCCTCGACGACCTCGTGCGAGCGGGGCCCGTGCTGGCGGCGTACGGGGATTCCGGGCATGTCAGAAGCTCCAGCTCTTGTACTTGGGGTCGTCGGAGACGGTGGCCTTGGGCTCGGCGCCCTCGGCGTTGTCGTTGTCGATCGCGTGGCCGAGCTCGGCGGCCGGGACCAGGTCGGGGGCGCTCGCGAAGTGCTGGCGCGTGCCCTCGGGGTTGCGGTCGTACTCCGTGGCCCAGGCGGCGCGGTTCGCGGTGGCGAACTTGCGGGCGTTGGCGTCGAGGAACGCCTCCCGCTCCTGGTCGTGGAGCTTCTGCGCGGCCGCGGTGCCGGCGCGGGCGCCGGCCTCGAGGTCGTCGAGCCGTGCCTGCGGGACCACGACGTGGCCGGCGGGGACGGTGGGCGTGGGCTCGGAGCGCTCGTTGAGGGCCTCGTCGAGGGCCGCCAGAAGGGTGGCCTCGTCCGCGTCCTCGGCGACGCCGAGCTTCTGCCCGATGGTGGTGGCTGCTGCGTCGCTGATGCGCGTCACGAGCGAGCTCCTCTCCTTGGGGGTGGTGGACCCGTCCGCGGACGCGGTCGGGGGCTTGGGGCGCTCGCCGTTCCAGGCAGCGCGGACGGACGCCGGGACGCAGGTCTCGAGGATCTGCAGGTCGTGCTCGGCCCGGGCGAGCAGCTCGTCGTCGCCCTCGTCGAAGTCGTCCTCGGGGGCGACCGGGGGGCTGCCGATCGCGGTGAGGGTGCCGACGCGGTCGGCGAGCTTGGCGGCGACGGCGGCCTCGCCGCCGTACCAGGTGCCGAGGCCCTGGTTGGCGGTCATCACGGTGCGCCAGAACTCGGGCGTGCTGCCGGCCTTGTGGGCGTAGATCGTCGAGTAGTTCGCGGACTGGCCGTCGATCCAGTCGGCCACGTTGCGCAGCTCGGCGGCGTTGCCGTAGGCGTACGTCGAGGCGTCGTGGATCATCAGCTGCGAGCCGGGGCACATGATGATCTCGTCGCCGGCGACCGCGATGACGGAGGCCGCCGAGGCTGCGAGTCCGTCGACGACCACGACGACGCGGGCTCGGTGGTTGCGCAGCAGGTTGGCGATCGCGACGCCGTCGGAGGCGTAACCGCCGGGCGAGTGGATCCGGACGTGGAGGACATCGACGTCCATGCCCCGCAGCGCGTTGGAGACGGACTCGGCGTCGAAGCCGCGCCACCAGCCGCCGACCACGCCGTAGAGCCAGAGCTCGCCGACGGTCTCGCCGGTGTCGCTGGACGGCGCCCCGGTCTCGGTGTCGTCGAGGGCGGCGCGGGCTCGCGACGGGGCGCCGCTGAGCATCGCGACCTGGGCGAGCACCTGGTCGCGGGTGCGGACGAGCACGGCGGTCCGCTTGCTGGGGTCGGTCACGGGGTCTCCTTCGGGGCGGGGAGGGCGCGCGAGTTGTTGCCCGGGGGGAGGCCGAGCGCGACGCGGACGAATTTCTCGAGGTCCTCGTCGGGGCGCAGGACGCCGGCGGTGACGAGCTGGGCGATCGCGAGGACGATTGCCTCCTGCTTGGAGCCGATCTCGTCGAAGACGATCCGGGGGTAGCGCTCGCCGGGCCAGTTCCACCAGACGAGGTCGCGGACGATGTGGCGGGAGCCGATCCGGGCGACCCACTTCGCGAACGCCTGCACGCCGAGGGTGAAGAAGTCCTCGAAGGTGGAGCCGAGCGCGTAGGAATGGCCCTGGGCTCCGGAGGCGCCGAGGTTGAGGAAGTGGGCGAGTACGACGCGGCCGATGAGGTCGTCGTTGTAGGTCTTGATCTTCCCGGTGTCGGGCGGGGTGCCCTGGGGGGCGAGCAGCTCGAGCTTCTGGCCATTGGCGAGGCCGGCGCCGGCGGTGGATCCGGTCCGGATCCCTCGGGCGATGTTCCGTCCGGCGGCGAGGGTCTGAGCGTTGCCGTCGGCGTTGTCGGTGAAGACGGGCGTGGGGGAGGCGTGACGCTCGACGTAGACCATCTCGAGGCGCTTCGCGCGGTTGTTGATGAGGAACGGCTCGTACGCCGGGCGGAGCAGCGACCGTCCCAGCCAGTTCGCTCCCTTGCGGCGGTGCACGTAGGCGACGAGCCGGCCGACCGGGAGGGGGATGTTCTTCGTCGACGCGGCGCTGACCACGCCGCCGGCGATCGAGTAGGGCTTCTGCTCGATCGAGATCAGGCCGCCGTCACGAGCGAGGTTGAACTTCGCGATCGACCGCGGCGGCCGCCATGCGAGCTTCTGCAGGTGCCACAGCCCGTCGGGGCTGTCGGGGCCGCCGTACGCCTTCTGCTCGTGGTAGCTGTGGCCGTAGCCGAGGGCCTCCTCGAGGGCGAGCTCGAGGTGCTCGGGGTAGCTGAACCGCTCGTCCTGGAAGTCGTCGTCGGGGCTCGCGGTGGCGTCGCCCTCGCCGACGATCGGCAAGCCCATGTCGTCGCGGACCAGCTCGGCGATCTCGGACTTCACGCCGGTGCAGTCGAGGCGTGCGCCGGCGGCCAAGATCGGCATGATGACCGAGCGGAGCACCGAGTAGATCTGCGGGCTGTTGAGCATGTCGTCGTAGACGTCGTACGCCTGGGGCCACTGCAGCTCGGGGGTGCGCTCGTCGCTGAGGCTGTCCCACCAGCCGGAGATGGTGCCGACGCCGCCGCTGTTCGCGTAGCCGAGCTCGCGTTGCGGGACGCTCACCGCGACGGGCACGATCGGCTGCCTGGCCGTGGTCTCGGAGGGGGTCTGAGTCACCAGTCACCTCCCCTTCTCAGAACCGGACGTCGTTCCAGTCCGGGCCGATGTCGTCGCCGCTCTCGTGCCGGACCTGGCGGTCGCGGGCCAGCTCGGCCGGGTCGTCGGTGTAGGCCACCGGTGCGATCGCGTCGGGTCGGGGCTTGAGCGCACCGTCCTCGACGGCCTGCCCGCGTGCCTCGAGCGCGAGAAGCATCGAGATCGCGGCGTCGATGAGGACCCCCGGCGCCTTCCGCTCGACCTTGAGGTAGTGCTCGAGCACGACACCCTGGCCGTCGACGCGCGGCTTGGCGGGCTTGCGTCGGCCCTTGGTGATGACCGAGTCGCGCACGTGCTGGGTGAGGACGGGGTCGCCGCTGTGGGAGAAGTCGCCGGCATCGCGAGCGGTCGTGAACCGCTCGAGGATCAGGTCCATCCGGGTCTCGACGTTGGTCGGCACCTCGACGATCCGCTGCCGCGGCAGGCCGGCGCGACGCTCGGCCGGCGTCAGCTCGGCGAAGGTCGCCCTCCACTTGTCGTGGTAGTCCTGCCACTTGTAGGGATCGCCGTACTGGTACCAGACGAGGTAGGCGGCGCGGATCGCTGTGACGGCGCGGTCGACGGCGACGCGGTCGATGCGGGGCCAGGGGCACTTCGCGGGGTCGTGGCCGGCGTCGGGCCCGCACATGCACTCGGGGTACCAGGTGTGCAGGTGGAAGATCCGGCCGTCGCGGATCCGGCAGGCGGTGAGCACGGTGCAGTCGCGGGCGCGGGAGCCGTCGAAGCCGATGGTGATCGCGTCGCCGGGCTGCAGCGGGTCGTCGACGGCGGTGAGCCCTGCCCACACCGTCGGGTCGCACAGCACGGCCTCGCCGGCGAGGATCTCGGACAGGTAGAACCGGCGCAGCTGGCTCTCGCCGTGGACCTCGGTGTCGCGGCAGTCGTTCATCAGCCGCCGGACCGAGACGTGCCCGCCGTTCTCCTTCGCGGAGTCGCCGTAGAGGTACAGCAGCTCGGCGCGCAGCTGCTCGTCCTCGGTGAGGTCGACCTTGCCGCGCGAGATCTTCGCGTCGACGAAGATCGTGGGGCTGTTGGTGCGCTGCCACGCCTCGTACACCCGCTGGGCGTGCGATCGCTCCGTCGGGTCCCAGGTGTTCGTCGCGGCCATCCACATGCCGCCGAGGCCGTTGACGGAGCGGATGATCGTGCGGGCGAACTCGAGCGCGCTGCGCTTCCCAGCACCGGCGCCGGTCTGCACCGTGTCGGTCATGAGCCCGTTCTCGGTGAGTCCCACCGCGGTGAACCGGCCGCCGAGCCGACCGAAGGCCGTCGTGGTCAGCGGCTCAGCCGGGTTGCCGCACGGCAGCGTCACCTGCTCCTTGGTGACCTCGACCCCGGGCAGGTCGTAGAGCTCGCTGCTCTCCACCATTGCCTTGAACGGCAGCCACGTGTTGTCGGTCTGCTTGTCGTTGAGCGCGGCGATCGCGATCCACGGTGAGGGGTGCTCCGCACCGACCGGCTCACCGCTGCCGTCCCAGCCTGCGAAGCAGCAGGGTCCGAAGGCCTGAAACAGCAGGTCCATCGCGAGGAGCGGGTCCTTGCCCCACTTCTGGCCTCGCACGAGCATCGACCCGGACCGGAGGTAGGCGTCGTTCCCGGCCTCGCCCGCGGCGTCGGGGTCGAGGCGGTAGCGCTGCAGGAAGTGGCGCTGCTGCTCCGGGTAGAGCCGGACCGGCTGGCCGATCTTCGCGCCGTCGGTGAACCGGAGGGTGTCCTCGATCCAGTCGATCGCCGTGTAGCCGAGGGTGGGGTACTCACCGGGCTGCTCGGGGCCTCGCCAGGGCATCAGGCCTCCGGCTCGTCGACGGCGGCGAGCCGCGGCCGCGCCGGTCGGCCCTCCGTGCCGGTCGCCGCGGCCTGGGCGGGCCGGCGCTGTCCGAGCTCGTCCTCGACGACGACCCACATCAGCGCCTTCATCCCCGACGGGGTGAGGCCCAACTGGTGGGCACGCTGTCGGGCTTCCTTGCTGTCGTCCATCGAGCCGACCTCGGCGGCCGCCTGGTGTCGGGCGTACAGCGCGACGCCTCGGTTCCAGCGCAACCGCTCCCACTGGACTGCCTGCGGGGTGCGCCACAGCTCACGCCAGATCTCGAGCTCGCCGGCCACAATCGTGTCCCGCTCGGCCTCCGCCACGGCGAGACGCTCGCGCAGCCTGGTGAGCTTCGTGCGCTCGGTCCGCTGCAGGCCCTCGTCGAGGTCGCGCTCCTCGAGCACTTCGATGTCGTCCTCGAGCAGCTTGATCCGAACGGCGAGCCGCGGGTCGGGCGGCAGGGGCCACTTCGGTGCCGGCGGCCACTTCCCGTTCTTCTTGCGGCCCTCGGACGGCAGCTGCACCAGGCCGACGCGAACGTTGCGTCGTACGGCGTTCGGGTTCGGGTCGGGACCGGGCACAACGTCACCTCCCGGCGTCGGCACCCGCGGCCGTCGACCGCGGAGGGCGCACAAGCGGCGGGAACGGCGGGGGCGTGCACATGAAACCGGCTCAGAACCCGTACAAGATGGATTTCACTTGCCCCCGGGTCCTTCCCCCCAGGCCCCGCTGGATCTTTCGAGGGGGGGTCAGGTGCCGGTGCGGGACCAGCCGTAGTTGCAGCGCTGGCACTGGGCGACCACGGATCCGTCGCCGCCGCCGTGTCGCAGCGCGGTGACGTGGCCGCCGGTCTTCGGGTTGTCGTCGGTGAACGCCTCGCCGCACGAGGTGCAGTGGGTGGCTGCGACGTACGCCGGGTCGCGGAGCTGCTGCTCGTAGTCGGCGTCGTAGCCGCGCTCCTGGCGGCTGCCCCGTCCGCGCTCTCGCTCGCCCTTGCAGCGGCCGCACCTTGACCCCTCGGTCGGTCGGCGGCAGTCGAGGCACGGTCGCATCGGCACGTCGTGCTCCTGGTCCTGGTCCTCGGCGGGCTGGGTGGTGGCCGCCGGCGAGGACGCCCCCTCGACGGCGGCCCTGCGTCCACACCCGGACACACGAACGGCCCCGAGCTGGCGAGGGACCTCGCGGCTGGGGGCCGTGCTGCGGAGACACCTGTCCCGCTGACGAAATGTTGCCACAGTGACAGGCGAGACGTCTATCCCGGGGGTGTGTCGGAGCGTCGTGCCACCGCCTCGAGGTAC